GATCTAAAGTTAAAGATTCAAAAAAGTCTCTTAATTCTTCTTTAGGCGTTTCATCTGCTTTATACAAATCATCGTCATCGTAAATATAATCAACATAATTTACAATTAATTCAAATCCACCATCATCAGTTTCATTTAAAACTTCTGGTGGTAACTGTAGAGTTGGATATTTAAATACAACACCAACTTTATCTGTTAGTCTTACATTTTTATCATGATCCTCTGGAATCTGATACTTAATGTTCTTTAAATGTAAATCAAATTCGGTAATATGTCCGCATGTATTTCCTTCGACGACATTGTCGCAAGTAAAATTCATTTGCACATTTTCGCCGACTGAATTAATTCTTAAATTAATAAAAATCATTTCTATGTCGAATACTGGAAGAGATTCAACGTCAATCTCTTCCATACAGCAATTTTGAATAATCTGTTTCATAGTTTTGAACACATCATTCAAATCATCAGATTCTTTAGCCATTAGAAGAAGTTTTTCTTCTTTCACTAAGAATGGACGAAACTTTAATTTACGATCAATAGAATTTAATTGAACTTCAAACACAGGATGATCAAGTTTTGGCAAAGGCATAATTTACTCCATATTAAGATTATCTTCCACCAGGTCTTAAACCTGCAGCAAATAGACCAAGCAATGGTGGTGATGTTATTGGTTTAATTCCAGATGTTCGACTACCACTTCCAGGTTTAAATGAATTTCCACCAGCACCTTGTGGGTTTGTGGGTTGCGCTGGCGTAGCAGGTTTAGTTGGTGCTCCAGCGGCGGTTTGTTGATTCAATCCAAATTTTTCAGTATTATTTGTTGACCAATAGTCATACTTAAAGGTGACTGACAGTTTATGAATACCATCATCACCCCAATTTAGTGTGAGTGGAGATAATGTTATTGGAAATGCGTTCCACAAAGAAACAATGTATGATGGTTCACCAGTCTCATAAAACTGTGTGACATTAATTTTAGCAACATATTCGTTTTTATAACGCAATTCATATCTATTAATTGGTACTATTAGATTCATCCAGTAATCAAATAGTTTCTTTTCCCATAAATCGCCTGCACATATGAAGGTAAGCGTAACATCATTAAATGAGGCGAAAGAAGCTGCAGGTGCAGGAACACCATATATCTTAGCATCTACTGTGTTGATATTGTATCCTGGAAGTTCTGCAGCTTCACATTGAAATCTCAGTTCTTTAAAATCAACATCACTTGCTACAAAACCAGATGGCTTCGAGATTTCAACATGAAATTTAGAAACCTTTGCAAAGTCTTTGTGTTTTGCAAAATTACTTAAAAAGTCATCTGGTTTAAACATTAGGTCTTATACACCATTTTTTGTACAGGTAGGAAGATTGCAGTCTCCCAGTTATCGGGTTCAATATAGATAATCGAAGACATAATATGAGAAAACAGATATCGCTTAACACAAGGTTCAATAAGTTTGTATCTTCGCGATTTAGATAATAAACTATAAGCCAAATTAAATCTTGTGGTATTGTTATATTTATCGTTGTTTATGAAATCATGTAGTCTGTCAAGCAGAGCCAAACGATTATATGGATCAAGATAGTGTAAATTTAATCCTGAAAAACCATCTGAATAGATATCCATTGGTATAACTAACGGATACATATCCCAGACTGGCAAGGTATCCTTGTATTTCGGATCATATTTGTATATGAACATTCTTCCTATAAACACATTAGATGAAATACGATTTGGATCATTTAGAATATTACTACGATTTGTCGGAATGCGCGTTTTAGAAATTTTATCTAACAACCAAGATCTGGCTGTATCTGTTCTTGGTCGAATGCCAGCGGCATTCATCTGTTTATTGAATTTATCAAATAGCGATGGCATTAGATTCCTAGTTCTTCCTCAGTTATAATCATAAACTTCCATCTACGATCTTTGCAATACTCATCAGCTGCCTTCCATTTTGCTTCGTTAATACCATATGTTGTAACTTCTCGAATATATCGTTTGGTAACTTTCTTTTGAATTTTGGGCGGAACAGACTGACTTTTAGGTTTTACTTCAAGAATCATAGACTCGGTTAATCCAGTTTTATTTCGTATTCTTACAAAAAAGTCTGGAAAGTAACGATGCCATTTTCCATCAACTGGGGATAAATATGGTATAACTATTTCCTCATTCGACCAACCAATTACATTCGGATTGCCATCTAGGTGCACCATTACTCGGCGTTCCCATAACGATCTGTACCAGATGTTTGTTGGATCACCTAAATATTTATTGGTATTTTTAGGACTAAATTTACCATTATAAGCCATCAGTTATTTATAGGACCATTCATGGCAATCGTCAACAGCCCTCTTCGCAATCAAATTATGAGCGATCCGAAGGTCGTCAAAAATCCCCAATCCAATGCGAATAAAAATCCTAGTGGACCGCAAGCAAAATTGAGCAGTAGCCCCTATAACGTACAGGATTTAAGATTTCCTAAAGAAGTTGCAATCAATGCAAAGAATAAACATTGGATAAGATTTACGCCTACAATTCAACAAGCAGGTTCATATAAAACCAGTTTTGCTAATGGCGGATTAGGTTCTGCTGATGCAAACAGAGCAGAATTTGGCGGGCAACTAGGTTCTGGTGCCGATCCATTGAGTGCTGGTGCTGCATTAGCAGGTTTAGGTGCTATTGGTATTGCCGAAGGTGCCGTTACTGGCGATTTTGGTAAAGGTGGTGACATTTTAAAGAATGCATTGAGTAAAAGTAAATTAGGATTAGGAAAGGCAATTGGATTAGGATTATCCGTCGTTGGCTCTTTAGCAGTTACAGGTGCAGTTGTTGCTGGAATAGATCTAACTCGTAAGACGCGCCGAGCTGCATCTTATATCTCGCTCTATATGCCAGACACAATAAATGTGACTGTTGTAAATGACTATGACCAATTAAGTTTAACTCAAGCATTAGGAAAGGCAGGTTTGGCAGCTCAATCTGGTGCAGAAATAGTTGGCGGAGAACTGAAAGCAGCTGGTGGCGGCGCAGGACCAGGAACAGCTGAAATTGGTGGGTTTTTGGCAGAAAAAACTGGTAATTTTGGTTCAGGAATTACTGACGCACTATTATTTTCAGCTGGCTATGCACAAAACCCACAAATTGAACTACTTTTTAAGTCTATTCAAAATCGTGAATTTCTTTTCGATTTTAAATTCGTCCCAAAAACACAAGACGAATCTGTCGCAATTATAAACATCATTAAGGCATTTCGATATCATGCCGCACCAGAAATTCCAACGATAGGCGGTGGTAGATATTTCGTGCCACCAGATGAATTTGATATTCAATTTATGTATGGCGACTCTGAGAATAGAAATATACCAAAAGTTTCAACTTGTGTATTGCAAGGTATTGATGTAAACTATGCTTCTGCTGGTCAATGGACAACCTTCGCAAATGGTATGCCTGTTGAGATTGCTATGCAACTTCGATTTAAAGAAGTCGAGATTATGCACAAGAAACTTATCGAGAAGGGATACTGATGAAATATTTTGAGAGTTTTTCAAAATTAGTCTACACCTTCGGGCAAGATAATTTTAATCAACAGTTGGTTACAAATATTTTTGCTCGATCTAACTTTTTGCGTGAAGTTGCAAATAATGTTGACATTGCTTATGAATATCAAGTTCAAGATTCAGACACACCTGAGATTATCGCACATAAAGTTTATGGCGATGCATATAGAAGCTGGATAGTTTTGCTGTACAACAAAATTATTAATCCTTACTATGATTGGCCAATGAAAAATGATGTTCTAGAGACGTATGTTGCAAACAAATACCACATAACATTAGAGCAATCAAAATCTACAATTCATCATTACGAGAAAGAAATAGAACAAACGGCAACTTATGGCGGTGTTGTGTTAGATAAAAATACAACAACCTATACAATATCTACATACGATTATAATCAAAATACTGGATCATTGGTATTAAACACATTACCAAATACAGCAGATACTTATGTAACTATAAGTACCGAAACATTTAATTATAACACATATATTTTAACTGTTACTACTAATCATAAAGCAGTATCAAATTTTACTTATGAATTTAATGAAAATGAAAAACGAAGAAAAATAAAGTTACTGGAAGATATCTACGTTGCTCAAATTGAACAAGAATTTAAAGAGATTATGAGAGATGGCTAACGGACCAGTAAGTTCCAAACAATCGTCCATACAAAAACTTAATCTGATTAATTCTGGTGGGCAAAGCATAAATCTTGCTGAAATATATGTTCAATTGCA